GCGATAGCTGTTGCTCCGGTACCATCTGCCGCTGTGCATTCCTCCATCGTGATGTCAACAGTTCCAGTCGATCCCGTTGAAACCCCTTGCACTAAAATAAAAGTAGCATGATCATACAAGGCCATATTCACGACATCCGATGCAGGATCTGGATTGTAGGCATCGGCCGTTGGAACAAGACCGATGATCGGTAAGTGTTCTTGAGTAAAAATCATTTCAATCTCCTTTCTTATGATCTTGTTGCCAAAGCGATAAAATGTGATTGTGTCGCGCTGCCCTTGTATGGCGTTACCGCTGAATTGAGGTAAGGCTCGCCATCGACTGCAAACATGAATCGAAATGCTGTCTCTGCGAAATTGAATCTCAGGTGGATACTTTGATCGGTGCCAACACCGCCCTTAACACCACTGAGATAGCCTTTCATGTAAGCAAGAATGATGTCGCCCACGGTGCCCATCGTAGCGTTCCATTCGGTGCGTATAATTGGCCGGCCGTGTAGAGTGTCTTTCTCCGCGTTGTACAGACCTTCAGAGCCTCCAGATGCGCCGCTTGCCGGTGTCACTACTGGCTTGCCCATCATGTCAAACTGAGAATCACAATCTTGATTACAGAGCCATACAGCCTCGGCGCGTTGCCTGGCTGGCATGCGTGCCCACATTTTTGCAATGTTTGAATTGTGGATGGTTGTAGCTGTTTGGCTGCCCTCTGCCGCCGCCGATACCAAGCTACCAGATGCCAAGATGCCCAAAGGTTTACCCGTGCCATCACCATTGATGATCGAGTCGCCGATTAAGAAATTAATCTCTTCAGTAGCTGCCCGAGTGAGATATTGATCAAGTGCCTTAGCATTTCTCAAAAGCTTGTTTGTAGCGTAGCACAAAACCGCAAGCTCTTGTGGCTCGACTTTAACTTCGCGTATTGTCGGTGAACTTGCAGTAATCGCCGCCGCTTCTGAAAGCCAATAACCGCGAACACCACCCCAACGATTTCCAACTGTTCGCGCTGTTTCGGCATTTGCTGGAATTGATAAACTTTCGCCATCAACTTCATATTTATCGGTGAGATCTAAAAGGTTGTCACCAAGTGAGCTAATACCTTCCCAAATTTTAGATGAGTATGTTTTTGGAACCGCAAACCCCATACTTGATTGGTTCCCCTGGCTTGCCCCAGTAGCAGCCATTAATGGGTTTAATCGGTCGTCCCAGGTTCTTTGCTCAGGATGCGCCGCGTTATAAGTAGCCATCGCAAACTCACCCAAATGGGAAAAACCCATCTTCCCTTCCTCGACATGATCCCGCGCCGTCGCTGGAACTATCAAAGGTGAAGGCGTAATCACTGGAGTTTCTGAGATTGTTTGTCGTGGTTGGAGTGTTTCGAAAGATGCCGATGCTTCAGAGATGCGTTTCTTACGATCAGCTTCTTTTCTGAGATCTGTCGCTTCTTCGAGGAGTGTATTTATTTGAAGCTCTTCAGCTTCTGAGATTGGCCGATTTTCCGCGTCAACAGCGGTTTGCACCGCCTCAGCTTCTTTTACTTTTGCCTCGGCCCGGTGTAGAATTTCTGTATAATCCATCGGTATTCTGCCCCAATTTCGAGCCAATACATATCGAGTATGTATAAAATGGTTTCCGCTCCAGGTATGGAAGGTAGGAACCTGGATAACGATCACCGGCTCAAACTGACTTTGCAGAATTACCGATCCTTTTGATGGCTTAATTTATGACTCGGCACAACTTAAAACATCAAAAGTCTTCCAATTGCTTTCTATTATTTGGCTGATTGCCTAAAAAAGCAAAACGTTTTATAATTGCTAAGTATGTTGTCAATAGGTCTTTGCTATTTCAATTTTAGATTTTATTATTGAGTTTCTTGCCGATCTCGCCATTTCTTGCACTTCTTCGTGAAGTGTTTGATAGGCTTTTTCAAAAGATTGGACTTTGTCAATCAGCCCGAGGCCCATCGCCTTTTCCGCGATCCACACTTGCCCAGTCGCCCACTCCGTCACCTCATCCAGCTCTACACCGCGCCCTATTGAAATCGCCTCTAAAAATTGTGCGTTCATATCCTGAATCCTGCTCCCAAAATCCTTAAGCTGTGCTGGTGTAATTTGGACTCCAGGTGCTCCCGCTGCTTTGTAGGCCCCCGTAGTAATGGCATGCACCTTGACGCCGTTTTTCTCGTAGGCTTTAGAATAATCGGTGATCACGGCCATCGTACCAATAGACCCCACCTGGGCCATCCTGTTAGCCGAGATCTGCCCGGCCTGGCTTGCGATCCAGTATGCCGCCGAGGCCCCGAGATCTTCGATAAATGCGTGAACGGGTTTTTTGCCCCTTGCTTGCCTGATATCGTTTGCAAGCTCCGATGTCCCCGCCGCTGTACCGCCTGGACTATCGATATGAAGCATCAGAGCTTTGACTTGTTTCTCGTTGGATAAAGTTCGGATAATGCGTCGTAGATTAACAGTGGACGTGCCCCCGAAAGATGAAGAGCCCTTCATCAAATGTCCCCTAATCGGGATTGTTGCGATGCCGTTACTCAGAGAATATCCAACGGATGCATCCTCGGTGGGATCATCCGCCGGCTTAAATTGCCCGATCTCAATAGCTGACAACGCCTGGTTGAACCATTGCGCCTCGATCAACCACGGCCCGATGTGCTGTGTCGCGCATGGTTTTCTTAAATCTATTTCAGTTAACATTTCGTTCTGTTCCTTTTTGGGGATTTGCGCCAAGTGTAAAAACCAGTTTGCCATCTCTTTTTAAAAACCCATTGATCGCTAATCCTATAGCTTCAGGATCTTCTGTTATCGCTGGTGGAAAGTGAAAAGTAAACGATGGTTTGTCCTTTAGCCTTTGAAGGCAATCAATAGGGATAAAACATCCAGGCTCTCCACAAGAATCATAAAGATGAGGTTTGGTTATTATACCGCCATCAGGGTGTTTTTTTTCGCTCATAACGCTACCGCCTCTATAGCTAAATTTGCCACGTTGCGTGCTCTCATTTCAGGCCACGCGTTTATTTTCGCCTTAAACCCGTCGCCATGGGAAGCTTCTAGGGATAACATCGCCTTTGAGGTTTCGATGTACCTGTTAGTAAATTTGATCAGTACTGTATCAAGCTCATTTTCTGACTGCTTAGCCTCAAACACACTTAAAAGAGCCTGAGCCGGAGGTAGGAAACAGGCGTGAATAAAATTGATGTTCTCACTGTAGAACTTTTCAGCCCAGGCCTTAAACTCTTCTTTATCCCCATTGCATCGAGTAAACGCTCGTGTTGCCGCTTTAGTTTCCTTATTTAAAACCCGAGTAGCTGCGTCAAGAAATACAGGGTATATAGCATCTTCAGCTTTTATCTGTGTCGATTTTGGATCAGGCGGCCCGGCTACTTGCTCCTTTTGTGGAGTTCCTCGCGCCGCGTCCTCTGCTCTTTGCATATTTAAAGGGATATAATAAATGTCGCCGTCCGGCCCGGTGGGGTTTCTATTCTCAAGTTTTCTAATCTCGTTTTGGGAAAGCGCCCCGATCATAAACTGCTCTCTGTAATATGCTGAACGAGCGGTAGAGTCGCCACGCAATAAACCGGTAATGAGGAATTCTAGGAAGAACGGATCGTTTTTCCGGGTGAATATTTTTCGTTTAGCTTCTTGCTCAACCCTCACAATCCAAGATAAAAGGGTATCACCAACATACTCAATCGCTTGACTCTCGATATTAGAAAACGTCGCGCCTTTCATGTGCTGCACTTTATGTGGTGGCATTCTGCACCATCGGCATATTTCCTCAACCTGGAAATTCCTTGTCTCTAAAAATTGCGCCTGATCTGGAGGAATCCCGATGGTTTGCCATTTGAGATCGTCTTCAAGTACCGCTGGATTAAGTGCGTTTTTTGCACCGCCGCCATAGGCTACTTTCCAAGCCTTCCGTAAATTCTCGCGCCCTTTAGGCCCTAACGCCTTTGGAGTCGATAAAATCCCGCTGATCGCTGAACCATTGCCAAAAAAAGCCGCACCGAACGTTTGCGCCGCCATGGTAAGCCCGAGGGTTTCAACGCCAAGTTGTGCAACAGAATAGCCCGAAACGCCGTCTTTGGAGAGCCCGTGAACATGAAAAACATCCGCGTCATAAAGGTAAGTAGGATCAGCTTGATCATTTTGGATCTCATAAACTAAGGAATTGTCTTTGTCTCTGCCGATATTCACTCTCGATGGATGGATAGGCCAAAGATGGGTTACATCTCCGCGTCCATTGCGTTGAATTTCCGCAATGCCGCCGCCCCATCCAATCGCATAATGAAGCAATGTTTCAATGAACGCCATCGCCGTCATCTCTGGATTTGGTGAATCATGAAACATTTTATACGATGGATGCGATGGCGCGCGTTCCTTGCCCCCATCAGGTAGCCGTTTGTAAGTAATCGCCGGAAGTTTCCCGCAATCCTCAGCTATATTCCTAATGCACGCCCAATAAGTTGAGACCGTCATCGCGGTGTCCGGTGAAACAGTCTCGCCCGCTGTGGTTTGTTTGCCGTTTAGAGCATCTACAAGCCAATAACGAGGATCTTTTAAATCACTAATGGAGGTGGATGCCGCGAAGATAGATTTTAAAACACTCATTTTAAATTTGCCCCTATAGATAAATCAATCCACAACAAACAACCGAGAACAATTGGGCATGCTGGAGGATAGATCAAGTAAGCGCCTAAAGAAATAAGCGCTAACGCGAAAACAGCGCTGATCAATCGCCAGTATTTTAGGATTACAAGTAAATACTTCTTCATAAAACCATCAGCTCTTCCTCAGCGTAGATGCTGGTACTCTCATCTTGAAATCCCGTTGACAAACCCACGCCCATCACAGTTGCCACAATGCCATCTATTTTCTCATTTGATTTACTCTTTGACGGTTTAATATTCCCGGCTGCATCGGTTTCTGCGGTAACATTTGAGGCCATCCAACGGAGCACTTTGTTACCCTCATGATGCAATTTGCCACTAAGGATCAACCGCTCAAACTCCTTTGATGGCGCTGACATCGACCCGTAACCCTGCCGGAACTGCACAACATCGAACCCATCACCCGCTAACCCAGTCAAAATTTGAGTTGCGCCCCATGGATCGGATGCGATTTGCTTTATGTCGAATATTTCGCCGAGTTCATTTATTTTCCGTTGTACGCGATCGTAATCTAAAACATTTCCTGTGGTTTCTTCTATCAGTCCCTCTTTTATCCATAATCCATAATTTGTCCGGTCTTTGCGATCCCGCTCATAAACTTTTTCAGCCGGTAACCAGAAATAAGGCAAAACGATCAATCCATCCTCTTCAGGAAAAACTAGAGAGAGACACGTGATGTCTTTAGTGCTTGAAAGATCCAAGCCCGCAAAACATTCACGTCCCCTAAGCCTCTGCTCTAGTCCCTTTTTAGATAAATCCCCGAACAAAGAAGGACAAGCATCCCATTTATCTAATTGGATCCAGCGAATATCTTGTTCCGTCCGGATATTTAGATGAAGTCTTTTGAATGTGTTCTCGTATGCCGGGGAATCTTTTGCCTTTTGGCATTCTCTTCTTAAATAATCTATAGAGATCGAGTGTCCAAGATTTGGATTTGCCCGCGCCCAAACTTTTTCATTTGTCCAATCATCATCGATTGTCGCCTCATAGATTGCAGGTAAAAACCTTGGATCCTCAATTATTCCATCTCTTACCTTGCTTGCGTATTCGTGCTTTTCGTTACAAATTGATGGACGCTCAAAATCCGAGGTTGTGATGTAAATTATAAGCGGTTGCTCTCTTGCCCCCGTGGATGTAACCAGCGCGTCGACTAACTCTCTATTTGGCTGTGCGTGAAGCTCATCAACAATCACTGCATGGCTATTATAGCCATGTTTTGTATTCGCATCTTTAGATATAGGCTTGAATGAAGAGCCCATATCTTCAATTGTGATGGCTTTCTGGAATACTCGCGCAGCGCCGGCCAATTCCGCGTTATTCAATACTTGATGTTTTGCAATTGAAAATAAAATACTTGCTTGTTCTCTATCGGCCGCTGCCGCGTAAATTTCAGCGCCCGGCTCGCCGTCACAGAAAAGCATCAGATTGCAAATGCCCGCTGCTAGTGTAGTCTTTGAGTTTTTACGTGGGACAAAAAGAAAAGCTTCTTTGTATCGTCTAAACCCATCCTTATCTACCCATCCAAAAATATTGCCGATAAAGGCCTGCTCCCATGGCCTTAGCTTGTATGGCTGCCCTTGCATCCGACCCTTGGCATGCGTCATATAATCTGTAAAAAAATCAATCTTCTCCTGCGCTAACTCCTCATTAAACTTATAGCCTTTAGACCCCTTGTAAGGATCATAGCCGGGAAGTAGCTTGATGGTTTTACCTAATACAGGTTTATCCAAGTTTGAGAGGCGTTTTTTTCGTCCTGCCACGGTTTTCTCTCTCGTTCCTCTTTGATGGTACAACGATGCGTGATCTCGCCGATGCAGACATCCCAAACTCTCGTTCAATTTTTATTAGTTGTGAATGTAGAATGTCCGCTTGTTTTACTTGC